AAACCCACTGGTTGACTGGGTCAGAGTAACCTTACTCCCTCTCGGGATAAGATATCTCTTATGATCTGGTCGGTCTACGACATTGTCTTAGAAACCTGGGTTTCCTGCAACAATGGCCGTTCCCTCTATACGGGTCAGCGGCCGCGTCCACTCTTCGCCCCAAATACATAGTCTACGGATGAATCGTTTTTCATCCCTGTGTAGCCTAGTCTTTGTGGCGTTGACTTAGTAAGAGTGGTTGCCTCAGACATCGTCCTTTTAAAGGAGTAGTTTGAGGCTTTCACGTCCTTCGTCCATGGTATGCCAGCTGTAGGAGCAATAGCCCCTTTGGCATCGCCACGGAGTTCTAACCAACTTTCCATATTACCTGTGTCCGGTAGTACCAAGGTACTATCCTTTTGACACTTGTATATGTCAAGTATCTGATCCATGAATCTATTCATCGAGTCCGGCTCATAATCGTCCGTGGCTCGGAATAGCTTCTCATTTGAAATTCTCCTTATGCACACGCCCGGGAATGAATCACGGGCAAATCTGCATAATTTGAGATCGTCGGTGATGATGAACACATTACGACACCATGAAGACTCGTCTTCAATTATGCGTAAAATAATGGGATCATCATCCAGTATATCCTGAGGGGGTTGATCGAACTCTTCATCGTTTAAGATGGAGAGACGCGCACCCCAAAACCAATCTGAGAGGTCCTCCAAAGCTTCCTCGTACCTCGTTCGAGGTCCGGGGGCTTCGGAGAATTTCATGATTAGCGGAAAATCAACTTGTGTTACAACAAGTGGATTCCCTAACTCAAGAATTGACACTGCTTCTGTAGAATAGTAGTCAACCTCTAGATCCCTTCTCAGGGACCAGGGGTTGGCTCTAAATCTCTTCTTGAACTCTCCTATTAACTCCTCCAGATCGGAGTCATTAATAGGTAGTTCTGCAACGTTTAATGCTTGTTCCCTCACACGGGCAAATAAGTCTCTGTCCACAGATTGGATCTCGTCGATCCGTTCTTGGAACATAAAGTACTTAAGTAGCTTCGTGTGTGGAACAATCAAATTATTTTTGGCTAGTTTCTGAAGTACGGTGCCGGGAAACTTTCCCGCATCCTGCCTAGAAACTACCATATATTGACGAATAGGATGGTCTGGAGGAATGTCTAAACATTCCACCCAGGGCTCATCCGTGAAGTGTCTGTTCTCCTTGCAATAGGAGGACGGAATTTTTAGGTTTCGACCTGCTACACAATCACGCATGATCCATCCGTATAGATTTTTCTTCCAAGCTGGGCCGTTATTCATGATTGACAACCATGTTTTTGCGTTCCAGCCTGGAGGCGCCTTACCTGCTCCGAATATCTGCCTAGGCAGATGTAGCGGTTCAGGTTGGTGAATTGTTGAGAGGATACAGTCCTGAATTGACGACGCAATGCTATGCAACGTCGCATACGGGCCTGAGTCCAAGCACGAAAGATATTCTTCGTCCTTACCGAGGAGGGTAACCTTCCCGGTAATGTCGGAGGAATAATCATCTTTATCCTTCTCCGTACCTATCATGGTCCTTATCTTAGGAACATCTAGATACGGGAGAAGATCCAACTTGCGTGTTTTCATTGCCGTTTTCAAAGTATTTGACTTATGGAACGGTAGATGAAACCACTCTTCACAGTATGTACCCCAGTCCTTAGTTACGAAAGTATCTAAGGCTGAGGTCTCATAACCTAACATTTCTGCCGCCTCCTGATGTGCGAAAGCATACTCAGGACTCTGGCAGATCGCGATGGTGTCATCCCCATTGCCCTCCTCTTTTGCTAATTGTCGTACGCGACTCCTCGCGTACGTATCAACAATTGGATGGGCTAGGGATAGACATGTTTTGGTTAATGGGTCTCCCATCGGGACCCCATTAACCATAACACCAACGAAGGACTTTTTGTACCACATCTCCTTGTCACTAAGCCAGTAGGCTTTGACCATTTGGAGATCTGGTGCAGATAGTCCGCACAGTTCTAATAAGGTACCGACAAGCCACCAAGCCATTTGCTTAGTAGGTTTGTCGGTAGCCTTACTCCAGTCGGTCGAGAATAAATATCGATCTTTGTCAAAAGACCATATAAAATCTTGACCTAATTCGTCTGAATGTAGCCCTCTCATGAATTGCCAACCAAGCTTCCCAGCTTGGAGACCATTCCTGAGATGGGCCATCGTCTTTATAAGGTGTATTGTTATGTGTGAATACGGCTGCAACGCCGTTTCCTTCCAAAAGGATCCGCTAGTCACGACACGGCACTTGCCGTTTTCGCGAATCGCGGCCACATTTACTTTACACGCTTCTCTTAGTAGATAAGGATTGAGAGAACGCTTACGAGCTTCCTCGAACAGGGCATTGCCCAATGTTCCAGGAATCCCTTCCGCAAGGTCGGGAATTCGCAAGCCTAGACTCTTAATCATATCTTTAGCCATCTGAAATTTACCTCCGTTCCGCTTCGAGGACTCGAAGCATGCGGAGTTAGATACAGAAATTTTGAACTCTGGATTCGTTCCTACTCGGCCCCTTTTGCAAAGGATCCCTAGGATCGCATCCCGTGATTTGGTAAGGAGGGAATTTGGCTGGAATTCACGTTTGCATGTGACTTCCGACAAAAACTCCTCCACTGTCTTTTCACACATTACCTTGTCAGCCAATCCCGTGGCACGAGTCTGCGTAAAGCAGGCCACCCGGAAAATAGCTGACTTGGATCTCTTAGAACCTTCTGGAAGGTTGTTGAGAGTGTGTTGAACTCCTTTTAACCATGAGAACGTCCTCATAAGGCCTCGATCGAGGTCTACATGTGACGAACTCATGTATTGTTGTTTAACTGTTTTCCTAATTAGTTTAAGTTCCGATTGGAACTTTGCGTAATTATGAAAACAATTCATCATTATCGAATTTGTTACACGGTCGGAGAATGTATATCCTTCCGTGAACAATTCGGGAAAAGAAAACATCAAAGAAACCAAAACACCGTCACAGGTATTAATGATTTCTTTGAGATGCGAACGGCCGGACCTGGTCTTTACAAGGCGTTTTACCTTGTTCTTACCAGATTTCGGCAACCGATTGTACCAATAAGTTCTCACTCGGAGAAGGTTCAGAACCCGCTCTTCATGAGACTTATAGTAGCTGATGCGTTTCCCCCAATGGTCCCTCAAACGAGGGTTCCATAGGGAGTCACCATCGTAATCCCAGGAGAACTCAGTGCGGCTTTCGCCGTCCTGAATAGCTCCTTTGAGTGAATCAACAATCCACCACCAATAGGCGGTGCCTTGTTGTTCTAAGGACTTACGATTTTCTACATTGTCTTTCGACCCAGTCAGCCTAAGGGCAGACGTAAGGGGTAGACAACTTTGTGGGAAAACGTGCATATATTTCTAAAATGC